GCTTTTTTTACACAATTACAAGTATAGGGTATGGGTAGAAAGGGACCAACACCACAACCAATTGCAGTGCTGAAGGCAAAAGGCACAATAAACGTGACACGTGCAAACGATCCAATTGCAGACACGAATGCTTTGCAATGGGTTCATAACGAAGTTCCATCACCACCTGAAGATTTGAATGATGTAGCAAAAAAAATGTGGACACAACAACTCATGCAGTCACAAAAGTTGTATGGATATATTTCATTCATTGACCTGACTTTATTTAAGGAATATTGTTATGTGTATAGTGAACTTGAATGGTTAAAAGAAAACACAAAAGGAAGGTTTTATCTTGATGAAAAAGGTGCAAAAAAAATTGATCCTTTGTATATGGAACTAAACAAATTAAGAAAGGACTTTTTGCGTTTGTCACAAGAGTTTGGATTTAGTCCAAGTGCAAGAACAAGAATTCAACTACAACAAAAACCTGAAGAAGATAAAGATATTTATTCGGATGGCATATAAAACTAATTTTAAAAATATTGATTTAGATAAATACTACTTTGATGAAAAGACTGCAAATATTGTGGTCCAATACATTGAGGAAAATGTCAAACACGTAAAAGGTGACAAAGCTGGTGAACCATTTATTTTGGAGCAATGGCAAAAGGATGATATTATAAAACCTTTGTTTGGTTGGAAACATAAAGCAACTGGATTGCGAAAATATACAAGTGCATACATTGAGATTCCAAAGAAATCAGGGAAGTCATTTTTGGCTGCATCCATTGCTTGTGTTTTTATTGACATAGAACGTGAAGGTGGTTCTGAAATTGTTGGTGTTGCTTGGGGAAGAAAACAAGCTGGTTTGGTTTTTGATGCAACAAAGCAAGTGATACAAAAATCACCAAGATTAAAATCCAAGTGCAACATTTATCGAAACTCAATTACTGCACCTGACCACATTGGTGGTTTAAAAACTTATCAAATATTATCAAAAGAAGCTGGTGGTGAAGATGGAATAAATCCACAACTGGCAATCATTGATGAGTTGCACGTTCACAAAAACAATGAAGTTCTTGAGATGGTTGAGAAATCACAAGGTGCAAGGAAACAACCTTTGTCATTTATTATCACAACCGCTGGTTCTGATTTATATGGTATTGGATACCAAAGACATGAACAAGCCATTGACATTGCCAAAGGTTTGATTGAAGATGAATCACAACTGGTTTGTGTTTATGGTGCAGACAAAGAAGATGATCCGTTTGATGAACGTACTTGGAAAAAAGCAAATCCAAATTACAACATAAGTATTGGCAAACGTGCATATGAAAAGGAAGCAAACAAAGCAATGGTCAGTGCAGCAAGTTTGAATTCATTCAAAAGATACTATCTAAATGTATGGACACAATCAAAAGATGGTTGGATAAATGATGAGGTATGGACCAAATCACATTGGGATTTTGATGATGAGATGTTGCGTGATTATCCTTGTTATGGTGGACTTGATTTGTCATCACGAAGTGACATCACTGCATTTAGTTTGGTTTGGAAAATAGATGAAAAGTATTATTCTAAAAATTGGTTTTGGCTTCCTGAAGATAAAGGAACACAATCGGCAGATAAAAAGAACATCCAATATCGTGAATGGGTTCGTGATGAATATATTGAAGAAACCAGTGGTAATGTAATTGACTATGATTTTATCATATACAAACTTGGTCAGTTAAACAAGTTGTATGACATCCAATCCATTGCATATGACAATTGGAACTCACACCACATTGCACCAAAGTTGTATGAAGAAGGATTTGACCTTATTGAGTTTAGACAAGGTTTTAAATCTATGAATGCACCAACCAAAGAATTACAAGCAATGGTTGAAAGTAAAAAGTTTAATCATGGCAACAATCCAGTATTGCGTTGGATGGTTGGCAATGCATCGGTCAAGTCTGATCCAGCTGGAAACATAAAACTTGAAAAAGACACACGTTCACCAAACAAAAAAATTGATGGATTGATTTCAAATATCATGGCATTTGGTTTATGGCTTGACAAACCTGACTCAAACAAATCTTATTTAGAAGAAGGTGATTTGTATATAATATGAAACTACCAAAAAAAATATATGATGTGCTGAATAATAAAAAGAACTTTGATTTTTTATTTTTTGAAATGTTGCAAAATCATCCACCTGATGATGCATATGATGAAGCAATTAATTTAGTTAGGAAGTATGCACCACATTTTAAACACTACAAAGATTATGATTCATACAGAGTTATTTTGTCAAATAAAAATATAACGTTTGTAAATGTTCCAAAAAACAATACTATTGTGAATGTTCCTGATGAAATAATTAATGCAGTTACAAAAGGAATTGATGACTTGTTTCATAAGCATTTAAAAAAAGTTAAGATTCGCAAAATGGCTTATGATCAGTGTGTGAAGGAAATTAATATTTATTTGCCTGAATATAAACCATACAAAAATCATCAATCATTCAAAGCATCTCAATCAATTAATTTTAAGAAAAAATAATATATTTGCAAAACATATAAGTATTTATCTTTCATAAAATTACCCTTGCAGAAATGTAAGGGTTTTTTTAGTTAAATATTTTACATATTTATAAAAAATTATTATTTCATTTTTGCAATAGTGAATTTATTTGGATTTGAAATCAAAAGAATCAATCCAGTTCTATCCGCAAAAAAGGGTTTCTTAAATGCAAACTTTGGTGGAATGATTGGAAGAACTCCAGTCACTGAACAAACTGCAATGGGTTTGTCAGCATATTGGGCTGGTGTAAGAAGAATTACTGAATCAGTGGCCATGTTGCCAGTTGAGGTTTTTCGCAAACAAAATGGAAGGCGTGAAATAGTTGCACATCCAACTGAATACCTTTTGAATGCTGAAGCAAACTATGAATCAATTTCTTTTGACTTCACACAAATATTAATTACATCAGCAATCAATCATGGTAATGGTTTGGCTATTATTGAACGTGATCAGTTTGGAACACCAACATCATTGGTCAATGTAACACGTGAACAATGCGAACCAATCAAATATGATGATGAGATTTATTGGAAAGTTCAGGTCAAGGAAGCATACAACGAAACTGAATCATTGCTTGTTAAAGATGCTGACATGATTAATCTTCGTGGGTTTGGAGTTGATCCAGTTGTTGGACTTTCGGCAATACAAGCACACAAACAAAATCTTGGTTTATCAATTGCAGCACAAGATTATGGTGCTGACTTTTACAACAAATCAGCAAGAATAGATGGATTCATTGAATACGCTGGTGTGTTGAAACCTGAAACAAAAGAAGCAATCAGTCAACAATGGACTGCAAACTATGGACCAAACGGAACACGTGGAACTGCAATTCTTGATGCTGGTTCAAAATATCATCGTATAGGTTTACCGCCTGAAGATGCTCAATTTATAGAAACAAGAAAATTCCAAAAGAATGAGATTGCAACCATTCTTGGAATACCATCACACATGATTAATGAGATGGAGAATTCAACGTTTTCAAACATTGAACACCAGTCTATTGAATTTGTGACTTACTCAATTGGTACGTGGATTGAAAAGATTGAACAAGAATATAGAAGAAAATTATTAAAAGATACTGAAAAACTTGACCATTATTTCAAGCACAATGTAGATAGGTTATTGCGAACTGATGTCAAAACAAAAGGTGAGTATTATAGACTGATGACTGATATTGGTGCATATAGCATTAATGATGTACTTGAACTTGAGGATAGGAATCCAATTGAGGGTGGTGATGAACGATATGTCCAAATAAATAGAATACCTATTCAGGACATGGACAATTATTATAAGAAGAAAGATGGCGAGTTATAGCGATTATCCTGAAGCGGTTTCTAACAATGCTAAACGTGGCATTGAGTTAAATGAAAAGGTTGGCAATAAATGTGCAACACAAGTTGGAAAAGTTAGAGGTCAACAACTTGCAAATAAAGAAGCAATCACTGAAGATACCATCAAAAGAATGTTTTCATATTTGTCACGTGCTGAAGTATATTATGATCCTGACAACACTGAAGCGTGTGGAACAATCTCATATTTGTTGTGGGGTGGTAAAGCTGGATTGAGATGGTCAGAAAGTAAACTAAAAGAAATTGAACAAAATAGAAAAGTAATGAATAAAATAGAAAGACTTGCAGAAGTTCGAAATGTAAATGAAGTAGAACGAACTGCACAATTTATAATTTCAACGGAGTCAATTGATAGACATGGAACATCGTTCAAACTTGATGGTTGGGATTTGTCAACGTATGACAGAAATCCAATTGTTGGTTACAATCACGAAGTGAGTGGTTCTAATCCTGATACTATCATTGGAACATCACGAGTGTTTAGAGATGGTGAAGCGTTGATTGGTGAAGTAACGTTTGAACGTGAAGGAAACAATCCACTTGCTGACAAAGTATTTAACAAAATGCAAGATGGTATTTTAAAGATGGCAAGTGTTGGAGCAATACCACATGAATATCGTTATGGCAACAAAGAAGATGAAGATCGAAACACGATTTACTTCACACGTCAAGAATTGGTTGAATGGTCAATTGTGAGTGCTGGTTCAAATCGTGATGCGTTTAAACGAAGTGCTGACCAAGTTGATGAACTTAAAAAATCACTTGAGGTTGTTGAAGAAGAAATTGTTGAACAAGAAATGGGACTTGAAACAAAATCAGCTTTGCGAAATTATAACAAAGTTAAAATTGTTACAAAGTACATATAATCAAATAATTGATTTTTGTAGTATTAAAATTTAGAAAATGAGAAATAGTAAAGTAATAAGAGAAGAAATTGGAGAAGTTAAAACTTCCCTTGATGCTCTTGAAAATTTAGTATCTGATGAAAATAGAGATTTTTCTGAAGATGAAAAAGTATCATTTGATACAAACATGGAGAGATTAACTGAATTAGTTGATGAACTTCCAAAAGTAGAAAAAGAAGAAGAAATAAGAATGAAAGCAGCAAATTTAGGTGGAAGTCCAGTAGTGACTGAAAGCAAAGAGGAAAAAGAAATAGTAAGAGATTTTTCTTTTGGTAAAGCGGTAAGAGCAGCATATGGTGAAAAGCTTGATGGTGTTGAATTAGAAATGGCTCAAGAAGGTCAGAAAGAAATGAACGCAATTGGTCGAAGTGCAAATGGTGTTGTTATACCATCAATGATTTTGAATCGTGCGGTTGTTACTGAAAATGGCACATCTGGTATTGAGGTTGGAAATTTCGTTGATGCAGTTTATGCAAACACAATTCTTGATGATTTAGGTGTGACACGTGTATCATCTACATCTGATCAAAGAATCCCAGTTCTTGGTGCAGTGACTACGCAATGGGAAGGTGAAACGGATGCAGCTGCTGATGGTGGTTCTGCAATGACTAAAAAAGACCTTGCACCACGAAGAGTTGCATCTTATGTTGATTATAGCAAACAAGCTGCAATGCAACACAACGAATCACTTGAATCAGCGTTGAGAAACTCAATTGCTCAATCTCTTGGTGCAAAACTTGAATATGCAGTTTTTACTGATGATTCTGCAAATGGAGCATATGATTATCTTGGAAATGGAAAAACTGCGGTTACAAATGCAAACATCACAAACTTGATGATGGCATTAGTTGAGCAAGTACAATCTAATAACCACAACAGAGGTAATTTAGGATTTGCAATCTCAAATGATTTGTTTAGCGAAGTTTATACTGCTGCACAAATTTCAGGAGTAAATCCATTAATCATTGATGAAGCTATCATGGGAGTAAAAGCAAAATTCTCAAACCAGATTGCAGACATAACAAATCCAGCGGTTTATTATGGTGACTTCTCAAAAGTTATGATTGCACAATTTGGAGGTATTGAAATACTTGTGGATCCGTACAGTCAGGCGATTAGCGGAACAAATAGATTAATCTTAAACTCATATTTCGATATGAAATTAGTACAGGATAGTGCAATTTCTGTCGGAACCTTTGGGTAGTAATTAGTAGTTTTAATTAGTTAATATATTAAGAGGGTGGGTTTTGCCCATCCTCTTTTTTTTTAAAAAGCAATGATAAGAAACAAAAAAATAACAAGCTATACACCAGAGGTCAATTGGGCATTGTCTTTGGTTGAAGCTAAAAGACATTTAAACATTTTGGATTCATCGTTTGATGACATCATAAGTGATTACATAGCATCAGCACATTTGATGTTATGGAACGAAGCTGGTTTACTTATCAAAGGCGGTGTAACTGGGTACATGACTGAATGGGATGACTTCAGAATTGATGTGAATCCTATTGATACCTTTTCAATTTACTATTATGATTCTGATAACACAAGAACACTATTGGATTCATCAAAATACATTGCAACAAATGGACTTTATTCATATGTTGAGATGAACGATAATTTGCCAAACATATATGATCGTGACTTTCCAATTGAGATTGAAATAACAACTTTGGCAAATACTGATGACATGGTCAAACAAGCATTGCGAATGATTGTGTCAGATTTCTTTGAGAATAGACAAAGCACAATTGTAGGAAGTAACTTGCACAACCTATCAAGGGGAACAAAGTTCCAAATGTCAATGGTAAGTCAAAGAACTGAAATATGAACATTGGGCGGTTAGATAGGAAGATTGTGATTGAATCACAAACGTTTTCAACCAATTCAATTGGTGAATACACTGCAAGTTGGTCAACGTATCACACAACTTTTGCAAATGTGCAACGTGGAACTGGGAATGAAAAAGTTGAAGCGGACCAAGTGACATCAACAAGCAAGGTTAAATTCAAGATTCGTTTCTTTGATGGCATAGATGAATCAATGCGAATTTCATACAATTCAAAATATTATGACATTCTTGACATCCAAGAACTTGGTCGTGAAGGTTTGATGATAAGTGCAAACAAGAAACTATGATAAACTATAAAATTGAAGGTTTTGAAGGTGTTATGCTTGAAATTCAATCTTTGGATGACAAGATGAAAAGGAGTGAAATCCTTAAAATATTAAGAAGGCAAATGCAACCAGTTCTTGACAAGATGAAACAAAATGCACCAAATCAAAGAACTGAAAAAATCAATGTAAGGGGTACTGATATAAATCCACAAGAATTAAAAAATTCACTTGCAATTAAAACATCACCAGCAAAAAAATATCCAAATGTTTTGGTTGGTCCAAGATATGGAAAAGGCAAGAAAAAGTTTGATGGGTTTTATGCGTGGTGGATTGAATACGGAGTTGGAACACATTCAGCCAATCCAACTGGGAAAAAGAATTTTATTCAGAAAACTTATTCTGAAACGAGTGATAAAATATACACTGAAGCAAGTGATAAACTTAAAAAGTATATAAAAAGAAAAGCAAAAAAATTAAATTTATGAGAATAGAATTAACAACGGATTATGCAATCCATGCAAGAACATTGCCTGAAGGATCACAATTGCGTGTATCAAATAAATTAGGCAAAGAATTAATTGATCTAAAAGTAGCGAAAGCACTTGATGGTTTTACATACGAAGAACAAATTGAACACATTGTTGAAGTGGCAATGGATAATGAGGAAAAGCCAAAAGTTAAAAAAGTTACAAAGAAGAAAAAATCTAATAAGTAATATTGTATAAAAATTAAGAAAATAAAAAAATGGCTTCAACTGGAATATTAAACGGAACATTGGCAAAAATACAAGTTGCTGGTACAACCATAGCACACTTGACATCAAACTCGTTGACATTTGATATGTCAACAAGGGACTCAAGCAGTAAAGACTCAAACGGATGGAAAGAATCGTTAGAAGGACAGAAAAGTTTTAGCGGTTCAGCTGAAGGGTTTTTTGCTGAAGATGCAACATATGGATATTCAGATTTGTACACTGTATTCACTGGTAGAACTTTGGTTACTGTAACATGGACAACTGATGTAACTGGTGACAAAGAATATAGTGGTTCTTGTTATATCACTTCACTTGAAAGAACTGATGGACTTGAGGAATCAAGTACATTTTCAGTATCTTTTGAAGGAACTGGTGCAATAACACAAGCAACTGTGTAAGAAATTGATTTTTGTTATATTGTGTAAATGGGGGATGGGGGTAACTTCATTCCCTTTTTTTATATTTGTAGCATGATAAAAATTAAAAACAAGGAGTACAAATTCAAATTCGGTTTCAAAGCATTATTAATGTATGAAAAAGAAACTGGATCATCAATTTCAGAAATGGGCGAAAATGTGACAATGAACATGATTGTTGAAATTGCTTATGCTGGAATGAAAGCATCAGGTGAAAAAGTCACAAAGGATTTTATTATTGATGCAATTGATGATGACATGGGTTTAATTAGTGTATTCACTGAAGCAATGCAAAATGATTTGAGTGCATTGGGTAATTTAAAAGTTGAAGCAAAAAAGTAAAATTGCCATTGAAAAATTTCATAAGGGGGTTTGTATTGGGTACGTTAAAACAAACTCCTTTGTGTTTGGAAAGTTATTCAATGGTAGATGTGTGGGATGCGTACATTGGTCATTATTTAAATGAAAATATTAAATCACGAGCATCGTGGGAAACTGCAAGATTGATTTCATACGTTACACTAAAAGCACAAGGTCAAAAAACAATGAAACGACCACAAGATTTGATGAAGTTTGAATGGGAAGAAGTAAGCGGTAAAAAAGGAACAAAATCAAATCCGTACACAAAAGCAGAAATTGAACAAATTAAAAAACTAAAACCAAACTGGTTCAATTAAAATGGCAAAGAAAAGTATTAACATAAGGGCTGGGTTTGACTTAAAAGCATTTAGCACATCAAGTCAAAACTTACAAAGACAACTTCGTTCTTCAGGCAAAAAAATGCAGTCTATTGGCAAATCAATGTCAATGTCATTGACTGCACCAATTGCAATACTTGGTGGACTTGCAGTCAAAACGTTTGCTAACTTTGAGCAATCAATGGCAAAAGTTCAAGCCATTAGTGGTGCGGTTGGAAAAGATTTTCAAAACTTAACAAATCTTGCAAAAGATTTAGGAATTGCAACACGATTCAGTGCATCTGAAGTTTCAGATTTAATGCTTAATTATTCAAAACTTGGTTTTAGTTCTGAAGAAATACAGAAAATAACCGCTGCAACATTAGACCTTGCACTTGCAACTGGTGAAGATTTGGCACAATCTGCATCGGTTGCTGGGGGTACATTGCGAGGTTTCGGTTTAGAAGCTGGTGAAATGACAAGGGTGACTGATGTAATGGCAAGGGCATTCAGTGGCTCGGCATTGGATTTGCAGAAATTTCAAAACTCAATGCCAAAAGTTTCAGCGGTTGCATCGAGTTTAGGAATAACACTTGAAGAAACAACTTCAATGCTTGGTGTTTTAGTTGGAAAAAACATTCAAGCAACAACGGCTGGAACTGGGTTAAAAAATATATTCTTAATGACAAGAAAATCAGGTATGTCATTTAAGGATGCAATGGATAAAATAAACAATTCTATTGATCCACCAACAACTGCACTGAATATGTTTGGCAAAGAAAATGCAACTGTTGCGGTTGCACTTGCACAAAGTGGTGATGCAATTACTGAAATGAACGCTAAACTTTCTGATACAAGAGTGACTGCATCATCAATGGCTGCAATTATGGATGCAACATTGGAAGGTTCAATGATGCGTTTAAAATCAGCAACGGAAGGACTTGCAATATCGTTTGGTGAAATCATGGCTCCAGCGGTTGGATTTGTTGCTGACATACTTGCAAAGATTGCAATGAGGTTTGCAAATGTAAATCCATATGTAAAAACTGCAATCACTGTATTTGCTGGATTAGTTGCAGTTCTTGGACCATTAGCATTCGCAATTGGTGGAATTAAATTAGCACTTGCAACTTTAATGGCAAATCCAATCATTTTATGGGTTGTTGGAATCAGTGCTGCACTTGCTGGACTTGTTGCGGTGTTTATGTATGTAAAAGACAATGCACAATTCTTTGCAGATTTCTTTTATAATTTATGGGTAAACATTGCTAATAGTACAATTGATTTCATCAAGATGATACTTAAAGGATTAACCAAGTTCACAAAATTCTTTGGTATTGATATTGGCATTGATAAATTCTTTGATAAGTTTAAACTTGAACCACGTGAAGCAACAAAGGAACTCAAGTCATTTAAAGAAACATTAAAAGGTATTAAAAAAGAAGTCACTGGTTTGACACAAGCTGGTGAAGATAGTGTTCTTGGTGTGACTCCTGAAGGTGTAAAAACTGGCGAAACAAAAACTCCTGAAAAACTACTTTCTAAAAAAGAAGCAACAAAAAAAGTATCAACTTTAAAAGCTGAAATAAATGACATCATGAAAGGGTTTCAACCTGAAATCATTCCAGTAGTTAATGTTGATAAAATTGAAGAGGGTTTAAATAAACCTGAAGTAAAAAGTAAATTAAAAAA